GAGTTACGCAGCATCATTGAGAACTTCGTGGAAGCCGGAGACAATGTACCATCAGTTTTAACAAAAGGACTAGAAGTAGCAGAAAATGCTATTAACAAAGGAGAATAAAACATGGAATTGCAGGACACAATCGAATTAATGAACAGTACTGAATATAAGGATAGATTTAAAGCAGAATACTTACAGGCTAAAATTAGATATGACAAGTTAGATGATATTACTGTCAAGTATGAGGCTCGTACGTTGACATTCATTCCTAAATGTTCGCTTGACTTATTAAAAGAGCAGAAGCAGCACTTAGGGAATTATATTCGCACTCTAAAGATTAGAGCGGAAATCGAAGGAATTGAATTATAAGAAAGAAGGTATAAAGTATGATTATTAACGTACATGGTGGACATAGTTTAAAATGTCGCGGAGCAAGTGGTTTATTAGATGAAGTCAATGAAGACAGAAAAGTTAAAAATAAAGTCATTGAGTTGTTAAGAGCAAACGGACATACAGTATATGACTGTACTGATGATAATGGAAAAGACCAGAATTCTAACCTAAAAGCAATTGTAAACAAGTGTAATGATCATAAGGTTGACTTAGATGTCTCTATTCATCTCAACGCTGGAGGCGGAACAGGTACAGAGGTATATGTCTATAGCGACAACTCAAAAGCCAAAGATGAAGCTGAAAGAATCGTCAAGAATATTTCTAACACTCTAGGCATTAGAAACAGAGGTGTTAAAACATCTACTAAGTTATATGTGTTGAGAAAGACTAATTCTCCAGCACTACTTGTTGAGTGCTGCTTTGTTGACAACGCTATTGATAAAGTGAAATGGAACGCTGACAAGTGCGCAAAGGCAATTGTAGAGGGTATCTTAAATAAGAGTGTTAATGAACACGTTGAAACTCCTACACCTAAGCCACAGAGCAATGCATCTAATGCTTTAGGTACTTATATGATTACTGCTAGTGATTTAAGCGTCAGAACAGGACCAGGGGCTAACTGTAGAAGAAAGACATATGAGGAATTAACTAAGAACGCTAAGGCTCACGATTACGATAAGGACGGATGTCTTAATTACGGTACTCGTGTCACTGTATCTCAATTCGATGGAGATTGGGCAAAGATTCCTAGTGGATGGGTTGCGAGAAAGTATTTGAAAAAAGTCTAATTTAAGTTTTATTATGAGGTTATTCATAAAGATGTTGACTAAACTCGACTAAATCTCGACTACACAACAATTTATATTCATAAGAAAAGACCAGGGCTTAGTTGCTCTGGTCCTTTTTTGCTTTCTCAATATCATCTCTTATAAGTTTTTTAATGTAACCCATTTTAGATTCGACATGATCAAGTTTTTCTAGAATGTCTGCATCTGTTTTTTTATTGAATGCAAGATTGACACATTTCGTCATCTTCTTAGCATAGTTTGCGCTAGCTTTCTTCTGTGCTTCAGTTGACACGGTTATACCTCCTTTAGAATAATTTTGAAATCAAGAATACTAATACTGCAATAAGCCCAATCAATTCGATAGCTTTTAAAATTAATTTTTCCATTGTTTTCTTCGAAAAGTGGTTTTATAATAGTGATAGGAAGAGAGGACAAGCCCCTCAACCTACTTAGTTAAATAGTTTGATTAGAATCAAAATCCAACCAATCAAGGAAATGATTTTAATCACTAGCGCTTCGAATAGGTCCAATATTCGAAGCATTTTTTTTAACTTCTTTTCCACTTTCCTTACCTCCTTTCTTGATTATAGTATATCATAAAATTATACATATATCAATATATATTGATATATGTATAAGAATATTATATAAAAAATATCAGTAAACAATGACAGTTTTTGCATTTTAATTTCAATGTTTCTAATACTAAAAGGAGCGTTATAAAATATATGATGCGCCACTATGTAGGTACTAAACTAGTAACGAATCAGTAACAAGGGGCAAAAAGTCTAGGAAACAAGCCAATTTTAACATCATATATAAATGTTTCATAATAAATTTCCTCCTGTATTTATGCGGTTTTTTAGGGGTTTGAAACACTATGAAAGCGTAAACTAGTAACAAATCAGTAACAAGAAAACCGTTTAGAGTGCTTCAACCGCTAACACAATAAGTATATCATAAACCTCGCATAAACCTTTCATAAACCTCTCAAAATTTAATCTTATTTATCTCTGTCCACAACTTATTTTTTGAGGCATTGGTATAGATATCAAAGGTGATATCATTAAGCTTATGCCCAAGAACCTTCTTGCGTATATAAATATCAATATTGTAAAGCTGACAAAGAGAAGCAAAAGTATCTCTTGTATCATGCATCTTGTGGTTCATGCCTAGCTGATCATTGAGGGCATAGAGTACAGTCATGTAAAACCATGTGCGTTTGGAATCAAATATTCTTTCTTTCCTTTTGATTAGTTCATCAATGACATACTGCTTGATTCCTTCATGAATCGGAATGATTCTGTTTCTTCCAGCTTCAGTCTTAGAACCGGTAATGATATAACTGATTTTTCTTTCTACTCCATCATCATTGCAAGGCTCATCTATGTGTATCTGTTTTCTATCAAGTGAGAGGAGTTCAGAAAGCCTACACCCTGTATAGATATAAATAAGCAGCACATGCGCTTCTGGAGTATCTAGTTTTTTGAGTTTCTTTATTTCATCAAGTGTAAAGGCTTTATGCATTGTTGACTTAGGAAGGTTCTTTATTTTTATATAAGTAGAATAATCATCATCTCTACTGATATATTTGTGCATCACTGCATACTCGAAGACTTTGACACAGATGTACTTCATATCTCTCTGCACACTTACACCACTACACATTTCATCAAATATGTTCTGCATATCTCTTAATGTGATTATATTGACAGGCATATTTGACAGCCTATCAAGGTGGCTAAAAGCATTTAGGATGTTTTTATGTCCTTTTTCGGTTCGCTTGCTGAAGGTTTCATTGTCTATGATAGTAAATATTTCCTTAAACGTTGGCACTCTCTTTTGTGTCTTTTCCTGTATCTTTTCAAACAGATCAGGGGCAAGGTTTCTAGCTTCTTCATTTGTTATGCTGCTTGATCTCTTTAATGAGTAAATAGATAAGGCATTCAATGCTTCTTCACGAGTTGAGAATGTTCCAATGCATATCTGCTTCTTCTTGCCTGTTATTATATCTCGTTCATCGCTCATTACACGGGCACAGAAGGGGTTTCTTCTCTTACCCGATAATTTAACCACGGTACCTGTATTATTTGGTCTACGTCTAAATCTAGAGTTTCTAGGCATAATATGACACGTCCTTTCATTAATGCTGTTGGATTTGACAAATGTTATTTAGCGTGATATTCTCACATTAGAAATAAGACCCAGGTTAGGTAGCTAAATGCTAAGCGTACTATTTTGTACGTTGCCTCCTGGGCTTTCTTTTTTTAGTTAAATATAACATGGCCTTTCAGTTGTGATTTGCCTTTGACGTGCCAATAGTGATATAATTGAGTACGTAAAAGGACTTTTGTTAGGAAACTTCTTTTATATGTTATATGAGGTATTGGTAGTACCTCTTCCTTATTACTCTCCTGTTGCAGCAGGGGAGTTTTTTTATTTGGCTAAAATTCTTTCAAAAGCCATTACTTTACCAACTACTTGAACGCTAATACTCATGTCATTATCTTTGTATGAAATATCTTTATAAGTTGGGTTTTCTGCTCTGAATACTGTGAGACCTATATCATAATGAACATATCTCCTTACTGCCAACTGATCATTGATTTTGATAACTGCAAGTTCATTATTTTTTACAAAGCCTATTTCTTTATAGAAAATGATGTCATTTTCTTCTATTCCTAGGCCTTTCAGCGACTGATCCTTAATAATAAACATTTGATAACTGTTTGTGTCTTCATCTGCATAGATGCCATTTATCTTATCATATACATAAGCTTTGTGTGATTCAAATTTATCTCTTCCGACCGCTTCATAGTTAAAAGGTTTGATTTCAACGTCATAACCCATAAGCCAAGTTGGCCAAATGTCTAGGGCTTTTGATATTTTAAAGAGATTTTCTGGCTTAGGCTCTGCTCTGCCACTCATATATTGGGAAATGATTGACTTTGTAAGTCCTGTTTTTCTGGAAAGGTCAGCCGCTCTCATTCCTCTCAAATCGAGGCCGTGCTTTATTCTTTCAGCTACTGTATATTCCTTCTTATCCATTTTATTTTCACCTCCTACCTTGCTTATATTATACAATTAGCAAAAATACCAATCAACAAAAAAAGTTAAAAAAATTAAACTTATTTGTTGACAGTGAAAGTTTAAAAATGTAAACTATAGATGTGATTTGAAAGCGAGGTGAAAAAAATATGAACGAAGAAATAAGTTTTGACTATTCTTCATTAAGAGGAAAAATAATTGAGCAATTCGGAACAATTAAAAATTTTTCTGGTAAATGGGGACATTCTTATAATACAGTGAGCAGGAAACTTAACAATAAAGTTTCATTTTCGCTTCAAGATATTAAAGAAATGTCAAAACTTTTAAATATTGAGCCCAATGAAGTTCCAAAGTATTTTTTTAAATTAAAAGTTTACAAAAGCAAACTATAAAAGAGATTAGAAAGAAAGGAGAAACACTATGAATGAGGTGCAAGTATTTAATTTCAAAGATAGCGAAGTTAGAACATTATTAATTAACAATGAGCCATATTTTGTCGGCAAAGACGTTGCTTCTATTTTAGGATATAGCAATCCAAGAAAAGCACTCGCAGACCATGTTGATGACGAGGACAAGGGAGTAACGAAATGTGACACCCTTGGAGGAGTGCAAGAACTGACAGTTATAAACGAGAGCGGTCTGTACAGTTTAGTGCTTTCGAGCAAACTGCCTAAAGCCAAAGAATTTAAAAAGTGGGTAACAAGTGAGGTATTGCCAAGTATTAGAAAGCATGGCGCATACATGAGTGCTGATACTCTAGAAAAAGCACTCACTAGTCCAGACTTTTTAATCAAACTAGCGACAGAGTTGAAGAACGAGAAAGAAAAAAGAGCAGAACTTGAAAACCAGAATAAGCAGATGAAGCCTAAGGTGGTATTTGCTGATGCAGTAGCAACTAGCCATACATCTATCCTCGTTGGTGAACTTGCCAAAATCTTAAAGCAGAATGGCATTGAAATGGGTCAGAAGCGTTTATTTGCATGGCTCAGAGAAAAAGGCTATCTGATCAAGCGCCAGGGCACTGATTACAACATGCCTACACAGAAGGCTATGGAACTTGAGTTATTTGAAATCAAGGAAGGCTCTTACGTAAATGGCTCTGGTGTAAACATCACTACTAAGACACCAAAAGTTACCGGTAAGGGTCAGCAGTATTTCATTAACAAATTCTTAGCAGAATAGAGGTGAGAAAAATGTGTAAACAGGCTACAACAAACTTGCAAATGTTCGATGTGATTAAGAAACAGTGGGCTGATAGAAATGACATCATGATTTTAGCAAGTTGCAGTGAAGCAAAGGCTTCTAGACTTAAGAAAGAGATGACCGAGGAAGTGCTTAAATCTGGTAAAAGACTTCACGACAGTAGATATTTGCCGATGAAACTTGTTATCGATTATCTTGGGGTTGATGAAAAAAGGATCATCAAAAATGCGAATATTGAACATGAGATGATTCTAAAAGAAAGACAATTGAATAAATAACTTTAGACGCTCGTAGGCACCTAAGGCCAAAGAAGGCAAATAATATTATTGTAGAATGTTTCGTTTTCATTTTTTTGGAAATACCCTTCGTATGTGTATCTTACATTGAATATATCAATCCTTTTTAAATAATTTGTCTGTTGATCAAATAAATGCTTTCTTTGGCGCTAAGTGCTTATGAGCACAAAAAAAGAACAAAGGAGAAAAAGAAAATGGAAAATTTTGAACAGTTAGTAAGAAAAACAATGAAGGGATATGAAGTTGATGACAGATTAACAAACATAATTCTTTCAAACAAGTCACCTAATGAATTGACTAAAGTGATTGAAAAAGCAGTTATGGAAATCGCAGAAGAAAAGAAGAAAGCAGAAGAAAAAGAAAACAAATTAGAAAGAGAAGTTGAAATTAAGGCAACTATTACAGAAAAAGAAACATCTTTAGAAATAGAAAGCGAAGCGGACGAAGGAACTTACATGCTTGGCGGAGAGCTTTTAATAACTGTTGTTTCGTTAGTTGGTTATCTTGTTAAAAATTTCGGAGATGAAGAATCTAAAGGAGTGTTAAAAGAAATGTTAGAAGCAGCAATTGAAAATCCTAATTCAGTGTGTCATTCGGTTAGTATAGCTATGCTCAAAATGAAGAATGCACGCGATAGCCTAAAATAACATATAAAAAAAGAACACACGACTGCCATCGTGTGCTCCGCTCAATCTTGGAAAAGATTGATAAAAATCAGACAGTGCTAATTGTAGCACAGAAAGAGGAAATTATGAATAGTAAAAGAATCTTATTAATTGCATTTAACGCATTCGTTTTGGGGACAGTTATCTCAATGATCACATCAGGAAGCAATTGGGATAGTACAGCTGTACATGTCTCAAGTGCTTTCTCATTAGGATTAAACATCCTGTTTCTAGAATACATCGGATTAAAGGGGGATAAATAACATGATCAAACACATAGAAACACCATTCCTACATCTTGAGATTAAAGACGGGAACTGTAAAGTAACAGGAACAGGAAACACATGGCAGTACTTATTACTCTTTGCTTACATCGTTAAATCTGCAAAAGAAGGGGGCTTCACTAATGGGTTTGACGATGAAGGAGAAGAAAAGGAGTTCAGTAGAATTCTAAGTAAAGTGTATGAAAGTCCGGATGTTGCAATTGAGGCATTTGGACCGCTGGGGGATGCAAATGCAGTCTCTGATATCTTAGAAGCGCTAGATAGCTTGTTCGGAGGGGATTACGTAGATGGAGAATAAGAAAGATATTCTAGAGAGTCTGTTTGAGACTCTCACTAGAACTAGAAAGTGGAGCGATGAAATCGCTGAAATGCTTTACCACAAGGATAAGAACGGCAATGAAGAGGTCACTGTCAGACTTTATGAAGGTAATGCTGAAGTGTTCATTGATGTTACTGGAGACAGTGGCATGGCTCTCATTAAAGATGTAATCGCAGCTTTAGAGGAAATACGATGACCTCTTTCAAAGGATTGTTCGATTGTCTCTATGATCCTATTCCAAAAGATAAAGAAGGGTGGCTCTCTCAAAGACGAAAAGGTATCGGTGGTTCAGATGCTGGAATAATAGAAGGCGTCAACCGCTACACCACACTTCATGAGTTGTGGGAAGACAAGACAGGCAGACAGAAAAGACCTCAGGTAACCAATCATGCCATTGAAATGGGTAATCGCTTAGAGCCTGTGATGTTCAACCTGTTCGAAGCGTTGTATGGCGATGACTATGAAGTCATTGACACAAAGGATTATTCGTTATCTCGCAAGGACAAGGATTGGATGCGAGCCAACTTGGACGGCGCTCTTATTCGTAAGGAAGATGGATCAAGCGGAATACTTGAAATAAAGTCAACAACCATTAACAAGTGGCAGTACTTTCAGGAAGAGTGGGGCGATGATTCAATGCCTCAGACATATTACTGTCAGTGCCTTCATTATATGAATGTGACAGGTGCTGAATTCGTTGTCTTATTCGCAATAGCCATGATGCCGTGGTGCGATGAAACCAAGACAATTGTTAGAAGAATTGAAAGAAGCGAGGTGCTTTTGGATTTAATGCAGCTAGAGGCTGATGAAGAAGCCTTCTGGAAAAAGCACATCGTGGAAGATATTGAACCAAATTTTCTATAGGATGAAGAAAAAAGAATGAGATTTAAACAAGAAATTAAAGACCGCTTATATGGCGGTCACATCGGAATCGAAACGGACAAGATTGATTTTGAGATTCTCAAGGTCATGCTTGCAGATGACAACAAGAAGATTGCAGGCGGAAAGCCAGTAACTGAACTGGCATGGCCTTTTGGAGCAATCACAGCACTCACTGCAGTTAATGACAATGGTGAAGTATTCGCTGACAAGCAGATTGACATCAGATACGAACAGGTGAAGTTCAAGGATGCAATCATCGATGAAGAAGATGCACAGCCTATTGATGCAGATGTCAATGAAGTAGCTGAAATGCCTGACCTAAGCATAGTTGATGTGATTCCTTCAAAGGTTGAGGGCAATGCTGAACAGTTCAAGCTAGCAGTCAAGTCATACCTAAAGCGTTATGACGGCATCGTTGTAACTGCAGACAACTATAAAGAGTTATCTGATACTGTTTCAAAATTAAAGAAAGAAATGAACGATGTCAATGAGAAGAAAAAGAAAGTTAAGAAGAAAGCAATGGAAGGCTACACTCTCTTTGAAAATGAAATGAAAGAAGTGTTAAAGATGTTTGAATCTTCTATCAAGGTGCTTTCTGATGACATTAAGCAATTCACAGACAAGGAAGTTGAAGAAAATAAGAAAGTTGTCGAAGCTCTATGCAAGAAGTCTCTTCATGATTACGTAGGAAGAAATGATTTCAATGAATACTTTGCTACTAATTTCTTCAATACGGATCCTCGTTGGAGCACATTGAAGAAATTCATTAATAACCATAAGCCAACAAAGGCACTTGTTGAAGAAATCAGACAGGAATGTGAAAAAATTAAAAAGGAATATGAAATCTATCTGCAGAAAATTGAAGGCTTATGCATCTATTTAGAAGCAAAATGCAAGGAATCGGATATTGATCAGCAGATGTTTGATTTAACTCTATACAAAAAGATGCTAGTACAGGAGTCTCTTGAAAGTCTTACAAAGGACATTGATTGCAGAATCAACGGAATCTTAAGAAACAGAGAACTTCAGAGACAGAAGGAAGAAGTTAAGCAGCAAGAGCCTGTAAATGCTTCTCCAGAAGAAACTGAACCTCTAAAGATGTTGGTTGGTAAAATCGTAGGAACAAATGCAGCACTAAATGAATTAAAAACATCTCTAGACTACCTCAAAGCCAAATATGATGGTTGTTTCGATTATGATTTAAGATTCCCTAGAAAGAAGAAAGAAGGTAAATAACAATGACAGTTAAAAACAGTTTAAGAAAAGACACAAACAAAGCAAAATTCAGTACTTTTATCGCAAGCCCAGCAGTACAGAGAAAAATCAATGATGTTGTTGGTGGTAAGAATGGAACACGCTTCATTGCTTCTATTACTTCTACAGTTGTCAATGATCCAAAACTACAAGAATGTGAGCCTAATAGTATCATTACTGCTGCATTCCTTGGCGAAGCGCTCAACTTATCTCCTTCTCCTCAGTTAGGACAGTACTACTTTGTACCTTACAAGACTAAGAGAGGAACAGTTGCACAGTTCCAGTTAGGCTATAAAGGTTACATTCAGTTAGCTATCAGAAGTGGACAGTATAGAAAATTAAATGTTATTTCGATTAAGGAAGGTGAATTAATCCGTTACGACCCACTTAATGAAGAGATTGAAGTCAGATTAATTGATGATGAACTTGTAAGAGAGAACGCTAAGACAGTCGGCTATTATGCAATGTTTGAATATACAAACGGCTTCAGAAAAACAATGTACTGGTCAAAAGAGAAGATGGAAGCCCATGCGCTTAAATACTCTCAAGGATATGCAGCAGATAAACGAAAAGGCACTAACTGGACATTCTGGTCTAAAGACTTTGACGGAATGGCATACAAGACTATGCTCCGTCAGTTGATCAGCAAGTGGGGTATCATGTCAATTGATATGCAGAATGCTATTGATGCCGATATGGCAGTAATCAATAGCGATGGTACAAAAGAGTATGTTGATGCTCCTGTTACATTTGTAAACGATGAAGAACTACAGGCACATGAAGAAGCGCCTAAAGCAATCGCAAATGAAAGTTCAGCACCTAAAGCACCACAGCCAAATGAAGAAGCTGACAAGGTTCTAGAAGAAGCAATGGTCAATACTGATTTTGGCGATGCTGAATTCGGTGACTTCGATGATGGTTATGATTATGAACAGTTCTAATTAAAGAAAGGAAGACATGAGGGATGGATGAAAAAAGAAGATGGATCAAGTTATACATGATGGACTACGACGAAGTCTATCATGATTCAAAAATGCTACACCTTTGGATTGACATCCTTCTTCATGCCAATCCTGTTGATTACTACCATCATGGACAGCTTATCAAAAGAGGACAATGCATTTTGTCTCTTAGACAGGTATCGGAAAGATGCGGGATGGCAAAAAACACCATTACTAAATATCTTCACCTCTTAGAAGAGTGCGGAAAAATCAAATTAGATATATCTAGAAAAGGCACTCTTATAACAGTTGAAAACTGGGATAAATATCAGAACCGTGTCTCACCTAGTGTCCTAAAAATAGGACAAGAGGTAGGACAAGAAGTAGGACAAGAGGTAGGACAAGAGGTAGGACAAGAGGTAGGACGTAATAAGAATAAAAGAATAAAAGAAATAAAGAATAAAAGAAGACTGTCTGTCAGTGACTCTGACTTGTCTGATTTAAAATCTTTTCTTATTGAAAATGACTTTGAAGAAGTTGCCGATGAAGTAATAGAAACATGCAAACTCTATGGACTTGAGAAAATAACCAATCTAAAGAACTTTGCTTTAGCAGTAGCAAAAGAAAAGAAATGGTACCAGAAGAAAAAGAAACTTAAAAAAAGAGTAACTGAAGAGGATAAAGAAGAATTAAGGCGATTAGCGGAAGGACTATACGGAAATGATGAAGAGCAAGTATCTGATGAAGAGGTTGCTGAATTAAGAAAATCAATGGAAGAACTAGGAGGGGATTTATAACATGACAAATTTTGAATTTTATGCAAACGAAATTAAATCTAGAGGTTTCAATTTTGCGGTAGATAAATCAAACGGTGAATTATTCTGCTGTAAGGAAGAAGGCTCATGCAGTAAATGTGAATTTTGTCCTGATAAAAAGGGATTGATAGATAAAAGAGCTAAATTCGTGTGTTCAAAAATCAATATTGTTAGATGGTTGTATACAAAGCACAAGATAAAAATGAATGCTCTGGAATACGGCTTACTTGAATATATGCTATCTGAAGGGTATGAATGGGTATCACGTGATGATGATTTCACAATCACGTTCTTCACATTGAAGCCAATCGATAAGGATGGTACTTGGCACTCTCCTGAGGGCGGATTTGATGAACCACTCAATTGTGTTCCTCTTTGTGAGAAGTTATTTGAATTCCTAAGAGAAGACGAATTATTTAGCATTGGAGAATTACTTAAAACGGCGGAGGTGTTTAACGATGATTAATGCAGAAAAGTATAAGAAGGAAATACTAGAAGCTATGAATAGTAAAACTGAGATTTCTTTAAGAAATGCTGATGGTTTTTTTATGAATAAATACAGTAATAAATTTGAACCATGTTCAGGAGATCAATATTCAGATTGTGACAATTGTTTGTTTGACGATGAAGATTTGACACACAGCTGCGGATACCATAGAACAAAGTGGCTCCTGTCTGAGTGCAAAGAACCTACATCAATCGAAGACGTGCTCAAGAATTGTGAGGTGGTTGAAGATGACTTATAAAGAAATTTTTGACATGGTTGCAGTGACTGCATATAACAGATTTCCAAAAGGTTTTAATTATGAAGGCTTGCAAAATTGTATCGTTGAAAACGCAACTAAAATCTATATTGAGCAAATGCGATTAGAAAAAGAAAAGTCGCAGCAGGAATATGACGAACTTTATGATAGATATGAAAAACTTTATGAAGCCCATGAAAGACTCTCTTACGACTGGGCAAAGTTAAAAAAAGAAAAAGAGGAAGAAAAGAATGCTGAAGAATAAAGAAGAAAGAACCTCATTCTTAAGAAATGAGAAGAATTGGGAAGTTGAGTATTTAACAGCTGATATTAAAATGCTGACTTTAAAATTAACACCTAAACTATATGTCAGAAAAATTCAATTGATGGGTTTTAATAAATATTTTAAAAAAAGTGGATGGTATACGCAGTTTACTAAGTTCTTTTATCCTGATGATCTATATTACAGTCCTAATACTTCAGATACAGAATTATTAAAATATTTAACTGCACATAAAAATGATGATTACATTGAAGACTTAGAAGTGAAAGGAGAAAAGTAAATGAACACGCAAGAATTAAATGAGTTGATTGGTTGTCTTGTATCTAATCGTCCTAAACTTAAAAAAGTATGTGATACATGGGGCAATCAGCCCATGCTTACTGTCGCAATGGAAGAAAATGCTGAAATGATACAAGCGATATCAAAAATCAAACGTTACGGGCCTAATTTAGACAATTCTTCACATTTAAATGAAGAGGTTGCGGATGTATTGATATGCATCTGTGAGTTATTTGTGATGGGATATCTAGATGTCCATGAAATTGCTAAAATCATAGAAAGAAAAGTAGAAAGATCTATGATAAGAACTCAGGATTATATATACGAATCAGAAGCGGAGGCTAGGTGCAATGGTGAATTTTAGTGCCGAAAAAGTACAGGAAATTGTAGAAGAAAAGGAAGCTGAATATAAGAAGCTAGAAGAAGAATATTCTTTTCTAAAAGAAGAATATGAAGATTTAAAGGTTGAATATGAAGATTTAGAAGATAAGTGCAAAAGTTATCAAAAAGCAAACCAAACTGTATTGGACTTCTACAGAGAAGACTGTGGGAAAATGGATGATCTTCAGAAGCTGAATAATAAGCTTGTCAAAAGCAATAAAGCAGCTAACAGGGATTTCTTTATCCTAGTAGCAGCTTATGTTGCTACACTAGTGCTAATGATTTACTTGTTTATCAGATAGGAGTGATATAGATGTTTTTATTGCAGGTATTAGAAAATGTATTTTCTGTGTTTGCTATCGTTATGCTGATTGTTGGCGTTCTTATTGTGGTATCTGTGATTGCAATTGCAGTTTTCGTTATTGTGTCGGTCGTTGTGAATGGCATAGAAGAAGATAAGGAGAATAATAACTTATGACAAGAAAAGACAAGGAGGAACACTATTAATGCTTAATCGTGCTTTATTAGTCGGAAGACTTACAAGAGACCCTGAACTAAGAAGAACAGGGAGTGGGAAGGCTGTTACTTCTTTCAATCTAGCAGTAGAAAGAAACTTCAAGAGTGATGATCAGGAAGCTGACTTTATCAACTGCGTATGCTGGGGAAAGATTGCAGAAAACACAGAGCGCTACTGTTCTAAAGGCTCACTTGTTTCGGTTGATGGTCGCATTCAGACAAGAAACTATGAGAACAATCAAGGTCAGAAAGTATATGTTACTGAGGTAATTGCTGACTCTGTACAGTTCATTAACACTAGAAAAGAAAATCAGACAGCATCACAAGCACAAGTAAATAATCAAGCACCTGTTAATAACTATGCGAATAATGGACTGATTCATCAGTTTGAGGATGAAGGATTGATTATGGAAGAGGATGACATTCAATTCTAATGATCAGGAATAAATACAAGGCTAAGAAGGCAGTTGTTGACGGCATTGTCTTTGACAGTCGAAAAGAAGCAAAGAGATATACAGAACTCAAGAAACTTGAAGAGATGGGAAGCATTAGAGACCTGTCTCTTCAGGTTCAGTTTGAACTTATACCGTCATTTGAAATTGTAATTGATGGAAAGAAGAGGAAAAGAAGACCAATCACATACGTGGCCGACTTCGTCTATTACAAAGATGATGAAAAGGTCATAGAGGACGTCAAAGGTCTCAGAACTCCTGTCTATAACATCAAGAAGAAGTTATTTGAATATAAGTTTAAGACAACTATAAAGGAGACTTAAGATAACTACACAGGGCATTGAGTTCTTTATATTTAACTCATAAGAAAATTTAAAATAAGAAAATCTATATGGATTACTCTTAATAGATTTGTTTCTAAAAGCAAGTTCCTCTCATGGACTTGATGCCCCAACATATTTTTCTATTCTAAAACCAACAAACAACAGCAGTGTCATGGCTTTGCTTCAATCTCATTCACCTTCTTTTGCAAAGAATAAGAGTATGAAGCGCTAATTTTGCTACTATCCAACTAAAGCTATGGTGTTGCTGGGAAGATAGAAAGAATTAATTGAAAATCAAAAGACAGAGTAAAGGACTTCTTTCTCTCTTCCAGAAAGGAGGTTAAATGGGAAACTTTGTTTTATATCGTAACGGAAAAAGAACCGATATAACTGGATCAATAGAAAAGATAAGTCAGTATGTTGATGCTACTCAATTAGCTCTAAAACATAGATGGCAACGTATATATAAGCATGAAAGTGTATTTTCAAATGAAATACCTATTAAAATAGGGAGTGCATACGATAATGAGGAATATATGGCAAATATATATGCTCATAGAAAAGTACACAAGAAAGAAAAGAAAAGAGCAAACTATGAAGATAGGCAGTTCTATGTTGTCTATGACATGAATGACAATGTAATTATTGCAGGCACTGCTGAAGAATGCGCTAATAGGCTATCCATTGGATTAGCTAGTTTTTACTGCAAGGCAAGCAATCAGCACAGCGATAAATACAACGCAAGGCATCCTAGCACTGCCCCAAGAAAATATTATGTATATACTTTAAAAGATAAGGAGGAGTGAAATTAAATTGTTTTTTATTCTATTTGTATTGGTGATAGTGATTTATTTATTTTTTATTTTTGAGTAATCAGGAGGATTCTTTATGACAATTGACGAGACAAGAACATTTCTAAAATCATATAAAAGCATGGCTAACAGGGTAGAGTATATCAACAATAAAATGATTAATGTTAAATCAATCAGATATGACGATGCTCAAAGATGTTCTTATGGCGAGCCTAAAACTCAAAATGATTACATCATCATGAAAGATGAATACTTGTCTCAGATGCAAGAAATAAAGGATTCTATCGAAAGATTGAGCAGTATGACATATAGAAACATACTGTTTTATCGATATATAGAGTGTTTGAGTGTATATGATATTGCTGAAATTATGGACTATTCTCCAGCAACAGTAAGAACGTATATACTCGATGCAGTTAAAGAATTATCAGTTATTATGTGAAAAAGTCCTAATTGTTAATGATTTATACTAACAATAGTATGGTATTATGTAAATACATGATAGTCCATACAGAGCGATAGAGGCACATACAGCCTCTTTTTTTGTTACATGAAGGAGAATAACAGATGAATGACATCAAGATAACGCAGAAGCCTATTGCTGATCTAATTCCTTATAGTCGCAATCCTAGAAGGAATGATGAAGCCGTTCCAATGGTGATGAACAGCATCAAGGAGTTTGGTTTTAAAGTTCCTATAGTTGTTGATAGGAATAATATCATCGTATGCGGTCATACTAGGTTTAAAGCAGCGCTAAAGCTAGGACTTGAGACAGTTCCATGCATAGTAGCCGATGACCTCTCAGACGAGCAGATTAAGGCATTTAGACTAGCAGATAACAAGGTATCAGAGAAAGCTGAATGGGATTTTGAAATCCTAAGCGGTGAACTTGATGACATTATCAATATAGACATGGATTCATTTGGGTTTGAGTCAATTGAATTTGAAGAACCTGAAGAAGACGATTCCGAAAAGTCAAACGAGAGAGAAAGAACAGGAAATGCATATAACCTTGATGAATATGATGAACTTAGAGCAATAGGATTCTATCAGATGCCTACACTTGAAAGAATTGACTATGTTCCGGATGATCTTGTTGGTTTCAATTATGTATTGAATTCTAATAGATATGAATCAGGTGTTCATTTTTATATTGATGACTATCAATTTGAAAGAATTTGGGCATCTCCTCAGATGTATGTTGATAAGCTTGCGCAGTTTGACTGTATTCTTACTCCTGACTTTTCTCTTTACATGGATATGCCTATGGCCATGAAAATATGGAATGTATACAGAAGCCGTTTAATTGGTCAGATCTATCAGGATAGAGGGCTTAGAGTGATTCCTACTGTATCATGGGCTGAACCAGAAACATTTACTTTTTGTTTTGATGGTATTCCTTCTAACAGTACAATTTCAGTTTCTACTATTGGAGTTAAGCGCAGCAAGGAAGCCACAAAGATATGGACACAGGGCATGGATGAAGCCATGAAGAGGCTGAAGCCTAAGAATGTGCTTGTCTATGGTGGTGACATTGGCTATGACTTCAAGGGCGCTAATGTGAAATACTATGACAATCATGTGACAGAAAAAATGAAAAACTTAAAAAATATATAAATCGTATATCGAAAGGAGCATAATATATATGGGTGGTAGAGGTTCTAGTTGGGACAGTGATAAAAGACCAAAAGGCGGAGAAGGAAAGGAAAAATTCTCACCTTTTGGAATTGGCGATAGAATCCCAAGTATTGGAGAACTAAAAAAATCAATCGGAAAGAAAGGAAAACCTTATAGCATTGATAATGCATTGAAGAATGTTAATCCTAACCATAGCTATGAGTATTCCGAATTCTCTGAAAACTGTCAGCGTTGTGTTATCGCTTATGAGTTGAGAAGACGAGGTTATAATGTAACTGCTCTTCCTACTTATAAAGGAGATAGATTACCGTATGGTACCCTTAAGGGTAGAGGTATATGGCAAAAAGCATTTAGACACGCTCAACCTATTAAGGTTGGCGCGTCAACTCAAAAGGCAGCACAAAATAAAGTTGAAAAACAGATGCATAGCTGGGGAAAGGGCGCACGAGGAATTATTCAGATTCCTGGTCATGTATTCAACTGTGAGAACGTAAACGGAAAAATTAGGTATGTCGATGCACAGACAGGGACTAAGTATACTAGTAAGAATATTTTCGGAATGCTTAGTAAAAGAGAAACTGGACATATCTATCTAACTCGTACCGATAATTTGAGAATTTCTGACCGAGCGCGTGAAAGCGTTAAATTACTAAAATAACTAAAGGAGAATGAAGATGGTTACTTATGAAAAGGCAAAAGAAATTGCATTGGAGGCATTAGGAGAATTCGGCGCCAATATCAATGAAGCGTTTGAAACAGAAGGTGGTTATATTTTCAATGATCGAGATAATATTTATGCTGGAAGAATTCCTATCGTTATCAGAAAAAGTGATGGCAAAGCGTTGAACTATTGGAGATATATGAACCAGTGTGGTATTACACTTGATGATGCAAAAGAAATTGATTTCTAGTTTTTAAAAGAGCTAAACATAATCGCTTAGCTCTTTTTTTAGTGTTTATAAAGGGGTGATGATAATGGCAAAAAGTGAGTTCGCAAACATGACACCAGAAGAAAGAAGAGAGAACGGCCGAAAAGGCGGACTTGCATCTGTCAAGGCAAGAAGAGAAAAGAAGGCAATGAAAGATAATCTTGCATCGCTTCTTTCCATGTCTCTTAAATCCGGTAAGATAGCCGATGTGGACACAATAAAGAACTTTGCTGCATTGAATGGCAAGAATGTGACTGTACAGGATGCAATACTCATTAAACAGGTTCAAAAGGCGATGAAAGGCGACACTAAGGCAGCGGAATTCATTAGAGACTTGAGTGGCAATAAGCCTGGCAGCAGTCTTGATATCAAGTCAAATGGACAGATAGTAATTATAGATGACATCGAATAAAGCAAAGCTTTCTGACATTATAGGCCCAGCGTTCTATGATCTTCATAAATATGTTAAGACTAATGCATATACACACTACTGGCTTAAAGGTGGACGTGGTTCTTTAAAATCTTCTTTCATTGGCACAGAGATTCCTTTAGGGATTATGAGAGATGCGAAGCGTGGTGTAATGAGTAATGCCGTTGTTATCAGACGTGTAAAGGACACTTTAAGGGGTTCAGTCTATGAACAGATTAAGTGGGGCATATTCATGCTGAAGGCTGAAGAAGATTGGGACATACCTGAATCTAAGTTACAGATGACATACAGACCGACAGGACAACAGATAATATTCAAAGGTGCTGACAATCCTAAGAAGTTGAAATCTATCAAGGTGTTTGTCGGCTATGTTAAATACGTATGGTATGAAGAATGTGACGAATTTGAGACCTATGACAAGATAACCAATATCAATCAGTCTCTTTTACGTGGTGGACATGAGTATTGTGTCTTTTATTCTTTCAACCCTCCTGAATCACAACGTAATTGGTGCAATAGGCAAGTTCTAGTAAAAAGGGATGATACATATGTCTCTCACACAACTTACTTACAGGCACCACCTCAGTGGCTTGGGGAGCAGTTTCTAATTGAAGCCAACCACATGAAGGAGACAAAGCCTGATAAGTATAAGCATGACTATTTGGGAGAGGTAACCGGTACAGGTAGTGAGGTTTTCACAAACCTTGATATACGTGAGATAACCGACGAGGAAATACAGGTATTCGATAGATTAAAAAACGGATTGGACTTTGGTTATGCTGGTGACCCATTAGCATATGTCAAAGCAAACTATGACAAGACGCGCAGGCGTCTTTTTATTTTTGGTGAAGTATATGGAACTAGACTATCAAATGCCAAGGCCGTGAAACTCATAAAAGAGATTAACCCACTCAATAAGCTAGTCACTGCTGATTCGGCCGAACCAAGAACTATTAATGAATTCAAGTTATTAGGTCTCAATATCATCGGTGCAAAGAAAGGCGCTGACAGTGTAGACAATGGAATAAAGTTCCTTCAGGACCTAGATAAGATAATTATAGATCCTGTTAGATGCCCCAATGCTGCACGTGAATTCAATGACTATGAAATTGAAATGGATAGAGACGGCAACCTTAGAGGGGACTTCCCCGACAGAAACAACCACACTATAGATGCGGTTAGATATGCTATAGAAAATGAAATCCTTATGAAGAAGGCAAGAGCAGGAAAGAGGAGATTTTAAAAGATGTATTATACTTTCACGATTCCACGAGAAAAATTCGACGAGACAAACATAGACAGAAGCATGATACTTCGTCTCATTAGTAAGCATTATAGTATTCGTGCTCCTGAGATATTGAAGAATGTCGGCTATTACTTTGGTAAGCATGCCATCATGAACAGGGAAAAGAAGTTCAAGAACCAGCCGAACAATAAGATCATGGTAAATCATGCTAAAGATATATCAGATACAGCAACGGGCTATTTTCTTTCAAACCCCATCACATTCAAGAAGAATACAGAAGACGGCAATATTGACAAGCTGACAGGTGCTTTCGTTGATGCTGAAACAGATGATACAGATTCATGCAATGCTATCAATATGTCACGTGCTGGTGTCGCTTATGAGTATGTTTACTTATGTGAGCATGAAAGCAAGCTGATGACCAAGACACTTGACCCATTGTCAACATTCAAGGTTTTCGATGCCTCAATTGAGCAGCATGAACTATTCAGCGTTTATTATTCGATTGAAAAAGATGATTCTACTGACAGGTTCAATATCATCGCAACAGTAACAACTGAGAACTATGTCACAAGAATGGGAATCACATGCAATGAAGAATTCGAAAAAGGCGAGTTTTCAGAACTAGGTGAGCCTTACCCACATTTCTTAGGTGAGGACCCTATCATTGAGTATAGAAACAACATGGACTGCATTGGAGACTATGAACAGCAGATTTCTCTGATTGATGCATACAATACATTATGCTCTGACAGAATCAACGATAAGGAGCAGTTCATTGACGCAGTGCTTGTTGTCTATGGTGCTCTTTTAGGTGATGACGATGAAGAAGCAACAAAAGCGCTCCAGGCTATCCGTAAGAATGGTGTTATGGAACTTCCTGCTGATGCACGCTCTGAATATCTGACTAGAACATTTGACGAGAATGCTGTGGAAACACTCAAGCGCTCAATAAAGGAAGATATCTATTCACTTTCTCATGTTCCTAATCTGACAGATGAAAACTTTGCTGGCAACAGTTCAGGCATTGCCATTCAATATAAGCTTCTAGCCCTTGAGACCCTCACCAAGACAAAAGAAAGATATTACAAGAAAGGGCTTAAGAAGCGTATAAGAATGTTCTGTACTTACCTCAATCTAAAGGCGATTGCTGCTGATCAGTCAATGATTGAGCCTGTATTTACAAGAGGACTCCCACAGAACCGTCTTGAATTATCACAGATCATTGCGAACCTTAAAGGTGTTGTATCAACTAAGACACTTCTTGCACTCCTTGACTTTGTTTCAAACGTTGATGATGAAATGAAAGAAGTCAAAAAAGAAAAACAGGAAGCACTTGAAACACAGAAGCAGTTATTTGATACCGAAAATCAGAATACTCCTCCAGAAGATGAAGAAGAAACAGATGATCATGAGGAAGATGATAATGATGATGACAAAGACAAGGAATAATAGTGTTCTGTTATGACTAACATCAAAAATATAAAGTACTGGGAGATGCGAGAAGCAAGGAACATGTACAAGGATATGCAGTTAGCTGAGGACTGCTCTAAAGATTTGAGCGTAATCTATAGCAAGGCTGCAATCTACACTGCCAAGCAGATTGAGGGAATATTCAATAGATTCGCTTCAAAGCATCATCTAACAAGAGACGAGGCTATTAATCTTCTTTCAGAGGCTGACAGCAGAAATTTCGAAAAACTGCTTGAAGCATACAAGAATAAGACAGGTGCCCAAAAAAGAGAGGTGCTAGCAGAATTGGAAGCCCCAGCATACAAGAACCGTATGAAGAGGCTTGACGATATTGATAAGTCAATAAACAGGCTAATCAATGCGGTTGCATCAAAAGAAAGAGATGCCATAGGGAAGACAATGCGACAGGTCTATGAAAGCAGTTATCACCATGCAGTATATGAAGCTGCAAGAATGAGTGGCCTAGATCTTCAGACAGGTCCCATTGATGAAGGCGCTCTTGAAACCATTCTGAAAAAGAAGTGGTCAGGTCAGAACTATTCCGAAAGAGTATGGAACAATACTCAGAAGGTGGCCGATGCACTAAAAGAGGAGTTCATGATAGGAGCACTTACAGGAAAGACAGAGAAGGAAATGACCGACTCAATCAACGAACAGTTCCTTTCTGGTAGAAACAATGCTAGAAGACTTGTAAGAACTGAATCATCATACATTCACAATGAAGCGCACTTCCAGGCTTACAGGGATTACGGCATAGAGGAGTATAGATTTGTTGCAACACTAGACCTTAGAACGTCCCAAATTTGCCGTGAGAGGGACGGAAGTGTATACAGGGTTAATGATAAGAAGATAGGTGTAAACGCCCCTCCGATGCACCCATGGTGTCGTTCTACGACTATTATGAATCTTGACGATGAAACTATGCATAATCTAGAAAGATTTGCTAGAGACCCTGTTACAGGTAAAAAAATAAAAGTTCCAGCAGATGAGACTTATAAAGAGTGGTATCAGAGAATGGTTGAAAAGCATGGTGCTGAAGCAATCAACACTGCTGAGAAGTCAGCTAAGAATTATTCTAGAGATAAGATTCAGTACCAAAATTACTGCAATGTTCTTGGAAGCAAGTTAGTTCCTGGTTCATTAGAAAAGTTTCAGGAAGTAAAATATGGCAATAAGAGCCAGTGGAATGATTTAAAGTATAAATTCAGGACAGTGAATCGTTATAAAACAGACTATGGTAAAGTCGATGCTGAAACGATTCTAGAACTAGATAAAGAAGCCCTTACTGCAAAAGACGAATATATGACAACCAAAGCAGGAAGAGGAAATGTTGCTTCAATGAAAATTGGTGATGATATATATATTGCTTCAAGCCAAATTTCAAAAGTATCTGACTCTAATTATTTGAATTATAAAGGAGAAAAATCAAAATTAATTTTATCGCCTGATAATGCCAGATTGACGCCTCATTTAAAAACAGTTCCATATAAGGGACACGAGGGCGAATATTCTAGAGATGTCGATACAGAATATAAGTTTTTTGAATATATTTATGACAAAATTTTAAAAGGAGAATTAAAAAATCAAGAAATTTTCATCTTATCTCAAAAAAGCATGTGTTTTAGCTGTGATTCAGTTTATAATGAACTTGTAAACAAGAAAGAAGTTATAGATGCAAACATCAAAATAAATGTTGTATCTGGGAAAAATAACAAATTATGGGATTATAGAAATTACAAAACCAATGCATTAAACAATATTAAAAAGAGGGTGAAAAAATGAGCGAATATTCTGATTTTAAACATGACTTTAGGACGGATTATGAAACCGGGGATCAATCACGAGGGATGTTCCATCTTGATGACTTAGGGCCTTCTTTTCAAGGTGACCCGATGTTTGCTTTGCGTGTTTCATTAGCTTTAGCAACTATAGAAGCAGAATTATATCCTACACTTAACGATGGAGTAAACTATATGTTTTATCATACTTATGAGAACATAGACAGGATTGTTGTAGGGGTGCACGTTGAAACACAGGAAGAATTGGATGAAATGAAGCGTGATAGAGATTTTGTACTTAATTCAGGCAAACTTGATTATGAAGATGCCTTTAGAGACGAAATGAATAAAAAGGAATAATGAAATATGGCAAGAGATGATTATCATGTAATTGTTTATCAGATTCTATCCTACCTGTATATGCAGCTAAAGCAAGGGAAGGATATTGATGCATCACTCATAAGACATGACAGTAAATATCTGCAGATCAACAGAAAGTACTGGACTTATGTCATTGTGAATCTGTTGAATGATGGATATATCAGTGGGATAGTAATTGACCAGGATATAGATGAAAACATAGATATATACAACCTTGATAAATGTGAGATTACACCAAAAGGCATAGAATACCTTACTGATAATTCAACTATTGAAAAAGCCAAGCGATTTATGAAAGACTTGAAAGACATATTACCGTTCGTATAAGCCGACTATCTAGTCGGTTTTTATTTTGCCCAATTTCAAGAAAGGAGAACCATATGGCTGAAGGATTGAAACCACATCATCATCAGTACTTTGAGTATGACTGTAAAAATCATTTTGACAGCCGTAGGCACGTCATTGTTAAGAAGGTGACATATATGTGTATGATATGCGGAAAACTCTCACACGAGACATATGAAGAGTACTGTCCGCCTCCCAAGGAAAGAAAACCTAAAGCATTGATGAAATACAGAAGCAGACAGAAGAGCGATTGATGTTCTTCTTTTTTTTCTGTCTGTCCATAACGTGCATATGACATTAAAAGGTGCATGGATATAACAGTCATACGGACTATAAACGGAGGAATTAAGTTATGGAATACATTAAGAATATGATGCCTTTGAACCTTCAGCTTTTTGCGGAAGAAGGGGAAGAGGGGGAAGAAGATAAAGGCGATGAAGGGAATCCCGATAATGCGCAGTCAGGTGAACCGGAAGAAGATAAAGGCAAAGTAACAACCCTCACAGAAGACGATGTGGACAGAATCGTCCAGAAGAGACTTGCCCGAGCAAGAAAGAAGTGGGATAAGGATCATACGGAAGCCGAAAGGCTTCAAAAGATGACAGATGATGAAAAGAAGCAGTATGAGGAAGACAAGAGAAAAGAAGAACTTGACAATAGAGAAGCAGCAATTACTCGTAGAGAACTGACTGCAGTTGCCAAGGAACAGCTTAATGCTGCAGGAGTTCCAGCAGACATGGCTGATTTCATTGACTACACTGATGCTGATTCCGTAAATGAATCTGTCAAAAGACTCTCTAAAGCATTCAAGGGAGCAGTTCAGCAGTCTGTTGATGAACGATTAAAAGGGAAAGCACCTTTAGACAAGGCAAAAAACAATGTATTGACTGCTGAAGAAGAGAATGCAAGAAAGGCATTCGCGAATGCACTTAAATTTTAGAAAAGAGGTATAGAACATGGCAATTAACACATTACAGTATTCAACTATTTTTCAGACTGAATTAGATAAACAGATGGAGCATCTCACTCTTACATCATGGATGGATGCCAATGCCGGACAGATTAAGTATGACGGTGGTGCAGAGGTAAAAATCCCTAAGATGTCATTAGTTGGCTTAGGAGACTATAACAGAGATGAAGGATATAAACAGGGTGCTGTCACTCTTGAATATGAAACATTCAAAATGACACAGGACCGTGGAAGAAAGTTCCTTCTTGATGCAATGGATGTGAACGAAACCAATTTCGTTGCATCTGCTGGCACTGTCATGGGAGAATTCCAGCGTTTACATGTTGCCCCTGAAGTCGATGCTTACCGTATTTCTAAGGTTGTTTCTGATGTTACAGCAAAGAAATCAGCAAACATCCTAACAACTGCATTGACTGAACAGAATATTCTTTCTGAATTAGAAAAGGCAGCGGATACTATCCGTGATAAAGGATATCAGGGCGATATCATCTGTCATATTACATATGATACTTTAAGATTATTAAAGGAAAAGATGGTAAACAGCAACCTTACATCAGGTAAATTAACTATTGGAAATATCACATTAGATATCTATAAGCTTGATGAAATCACATTCATTCCTACACCAAAGAACAGAATGTATTCAGCTATCAAGGTTGATGCTGGAGCAACAAAAGACAAAGGTGGATATACAAAAGGTGAAACTGCTAAGGATGTAAACTTCTTAATGGCGCCAATTAATAGTGTTATCGGTGTTACTAAACAGGACAAGACAAGAGTATTTGACCCTGATACTAATCAGGATGCGAATGCTTGGCAGATTGACTATAGAAGATATCATGACTGCTGGGAAAAGGACAACATGCTTGACCTAATCATTGCTAACGTCTCAGCTGATGCATAATGATCATTGTAAAAAGAATCAACGTTGAAAGAGTCATCCATGAGGATGACCTTCAGCGTTATACCGAACAGGGATATCGTATCATTGAAGACAAGAAGAATGACGAAGATACTCCTGTAGAAAACAATGAAGTGACGGACCTCAACGATATGACTGTTGACCAGTTAAAGACTATTGCAAAGGAAAAGGGCGTTAGCGGATATTCTAGTCTTGTTAAAAAGGAATTGGTCGCAGTTCTCACTAAGATGCAGGAGGAGTAATCTATGGATCTAGTTGAGATTGTTGCTGAAAGAACAGGAACGAGTCAGGGGCGTGCAAAAATCTATGTTGAAATGGCAAAACAGCGTGCTCTTGCACATACAAACCGCACTGTATACATCACTGCAATGGATTTCTGTGTGGCTGATCTAGCATGTGCCATGTACTTCAGAGAGGGCATGGTCGGAGAATCATCACATTCAGAAGGTGGCATCACATCTACTTTTCAGTCTTCCACTTATGAAGATATTCTCTCAACTCTCAACAACCTGAGACTGATTCGTGCAGGAGGAATCGTTCACGAAAAGAAGCCGGAGGGGAACCAATGAGACTTTCAGCGCTTAAGAACTATCCTGTATATGAGCCTGTCATCGAAAAAGATGGTGAAGGTGTCACTACTGAAAAGTGGATCAAGAGAAAATCAATGCTTCTTGAGATATGGCCTGCATCCGGTAAGTTACAGGCTGAAATGTATGGCGAGAGACTGAACTACATTCTAAATATGATTCTTCCTAAGAATAAGGATGATGATTTCAGACCCACTGAAAAGTGGGGTGTGAATGTCTATAATCAGTCAATTGATGAACCGGATTACAGAATCATCAGCATGAAGGAGTATAACAGGCACTATCTCTATGAACTGGAGAAGATTATTAAATGAGTCTCAACGGTGCTAATGAATTATTTAGAAAGCTTCGTGCTATAGATGCAGTTCTTGAGAATCCTGAACAGGTTCTCGGAAAGGCTGCGGAAACAATCAGAAGTGGTTGCGTTCTTGAATGCCCTGTTAATGATGGTGCATTAAGAAACTCAATCAAGACACGTGTTGAAGGCGACAAGGGATATGTTTATACAAATAAGGCATATGCTCAATATGTCGAATTCGGAACAGGTCGAAAAGGTGCTGCAGACCATTCTGGAATATCTCCATACGCAAATCCATCTTACACTATGGAGACTTGGTGGATTCCGGAAGATAAGCTATCAGACAGCGCGATAAAACATTACCATTGGGTAGTCATTGAGGTTGATGGTAAGAGATATTACAGGTCGGACGGACAGGCTGCACAGCCATTCATGTATCAGGGAGCAAAAAAGACTGAAAAGAAAGCAGTAAAAGAGGCTGGTATTGTAATCAGCCAGTTAATCGAAAAGGATTAGGAACTTATGATCAACATTAAAGATAAAGTATATAAGGCTCTAACAGATGAAGGCCTTGAAGTCACTGATATCTATCCTAAGGATTGGGCTAATCTTCCAGCGGTTCAGTACGTTGAGGAAGATAATAGCGTATCGGAATGGACGGATGATAAGGAGCAGATATCACATGTCCTTTACAGAATCGAAATCTGGGATACTAAGAGTACGTCAGGTACAGCCTTGAAAGTTGATAAGGCATTATCAGCAATGGGGCTAAAGAGAGTATCATGCAGAGATATTGATGATGCATCAGGACTTAGACACAAGAAAATGAATTATGAAGCATATTATGATAGTGATTACATCTATCATGGTATGTAACTGATAAGGAGGAATTATATAATGCTAGCAAATGGCGCTAAATTATCATATGACAAGACAAACAAGGGAACTTCTTTTACTGACCTTCCAGGGTTGAAGAAGATTCCTGACATGGGTATTGAAAAAGAAAAAGTTGAAAACTCTTCACTTGATGATGCAGTTAAGGTCTATGAGTTTGGTATCGGAGACCCTGGAGACCTTGAATATACATTCAAGTATGACAACAGTAAAGAAACATCTTCGTACAGATTAATGAGAGAACTAGAAAAATCAGGAGCTACCGCAATGTTCAAGGAAACATTGAAGGACGGCACTGCAACTACATTCTCAGGACAGGTTACTGTTAAGAGAGCGGGTGGTGGTGTTAATGATGCTATTGAATTCACAATTTCAATCGCATTACAATCTGAACTCACTGTTACTGATCCAACAGAAGTAGCAGCATAGAAAGGAAGATATAGATAAATGGAAGTAAAAGCAAAAAGAAAACCCTTCATCATTTGGAAGATTGGGGAAGAAGAATATAAATTGAAACTTACAACAGGAGAAATCTCAAGACTAGAACAGATGTATGGTGGAAGTCTTATCAACCTTCTCAATACAGAAACAGGCATGACACCATTATGCACTATGCTGGACATCGTTCATGGTGGTCTTCAGAAATTCAACAGTAACATCGACAGAAGCGATGTGAATGACATGTTTGATAGATACATCGATGAAGGTGGCTCACAGACAGAGTTCCTTAGTGATGTTCTTGTTCCATTGTTTCAGGTATCGGGTTTTTTCTCTGGGGCTCTCGAAACGAAAATGGAAAAGGAAATGGCGGAAGCCAAGAAGAATCTCTAGAAGATATCCTGATTACAGATTACATATACAAGGCGGTCTATGATCCAGCGCTTGATGCTGGAGTAGACCCCTTTTCATTTTGGAATTATTCGTTAGATGAGCTATACGATATTATTTCAGCGCATGAAAGAAAGAAAAAAGAAATGGTGCGACAGGAAGCGATATCTCTTCAGATACAGGCCCTTCAGATAAGGGATTGTATTTCTGCTGTCCTTAATGGCAAGGATGATTCATTCACTCCTACACAATTGTGGGACTTCTATCCTTCACTTTTTGAAGAGGATAGGAAAGAGTTTGAAAAAGAGAAGGAAAGAAAAGAGGTCGCAAGCGCTAGATCTTCTCGTATTGCCTTCAGTAGAAGACATAATGAAGCATTAAGAAAAAGAAAGGCGGTGATGCAGAATGACGGTAGAGGAACTGCAGATAGTAATATCTGCTCAGACGAAATCAGCGAAATCAGAACTGAACAGCGTGAAGAATGAAGTCACCAGCCTAAAGAATCATGTTGATAAGGTCACAGGATCAATTGGCAATTCATTCAAGAGTATTCGCAATATTGTGGCGGGTCTTGGTATTGCTTCTCTGATTAAATCAACGATATTAGGGAATGTTGATGCTGCAATCAAGAGAGTTGATACTCTTAGCAACTATAGCCGAGTGATGTCGAATCTAGGTGCTGACAGCGTTCAGGCGAATGCATCTGTACAGAAACTAAGCAATAAGCTTATTGGGCTTCCAACTACTTTAGACGATGCATCAGGCGCAGTACAGAGATTTACGGCAGTAAATAGCAATATCTCTAAATCAACTGATATGTTCCTTGCACTTAATAATGCTATTCTAGCCGGCGGTGCAAGTTCCGAGATACAGAAATCAGCCTTAGAACAGTTATCACAGTCATATGCTAAGGGTAAACCCGATATGTTTGAATGGCGTTCAGCGATGACCGCAATGCCTGCACAGATGAAACAGGTGGCTGAGGCCATGGGTTTTGTTAATGCTTCTGCACTAGGCGAGGCATTAAGAAATGGAACTGTATCAATGGACCAGTTCATGAATACTCTTATGCAGTTAAACACTCAGGGTATTAACGGCTATCAGTCATTTGAGGAACAGGCAAGAAATGCGACAGGTGGAATTGCTACATCAATCGCTAATATGAGAACAGCTATTGTTAGATGTATGTCAGATGTAATGAATACAATCGGGCAGTCTAATATTGCTGGATTCTTTACCAATATTGCAAAGGCAATTAATTCATGCATCCCATATGTTGTTGCATTCACTAAAGTTGTTATGGTCGCCGTTGGGTATCTGACGGCACTGTTTGGCGGTAAATCAAAGAAGTTAAGTTCTTCCTTTGGTGGTGTGTCCAACAATGCTAAAAAGGCAGCAGGAAACACAGGGACTCTTGCAAAGAATATGAATAATGCTTCCGATAGTTCACAGAAGCTTTCTAAAGGAGCAAGCGGAACAGGTAGCGGATTAAAGAAAGCGGCAGGAAATGCTTCTAAACTCAAGAAGGAATTGAACGGAGCTCTTGCTGGATTCGATGCAATCAATAACATCAATTCAAGCAATAGTTCAAGTGATCCATCTTCAGGTGGCTCAGGTGGTTCGGGCGGTGTTGGTGGTTCCGGTGGCATTGGTGATATAGGAAGCATAGGTGCTGATGCGTTTGATACTGGAAGTATGACTGCACCACTCGAAGAAGTAGACAAGCAGTTAGAAGAAATCAAGAAGAAGGTTGCTGAATTCTTTCAGCCTTTAAAGCAGTCATGGGATAAGTTTGGAGCGCCGATGATTGCAGCTGCAGTATATGCATTCAATGGCGTCAAGAACCTTCTTATGGAAATCGGCAAGTCAATGTACACGGTGTGGGAAAACGGCACAGGTGCAAAGACTGTCGAACTGATATTGAAGATATTCACTAACATCTTCAAGATAATTGGCAATATCTCTCAAGGATTGGCCGATGCATGGAACACTGCAGGCCTAGGTGATTCAATCATCCAGCATTTATGGAATATATTTAACTCTATATTGAAGATCATCAATGAGATTCTGAAAATGGTGAGGGATATCACAAAAGCCATTGACTGGACTGTTGTATTAGGTGCAGTGAATGTGGTTCTTGGTATCATTGATGGGCTATTCTCTTTCATAGCAGATAATGTAGGTCTTATTCTTGGCATACTTTCAGCTATTGCGGGATTATCATTATTTTCTACTCTTGCCGGAATTCTTGGCACTGTCATCACACAGATACAGATTGCAGTGGGAGTATTTTCAGGTTGGGCATCACTTGCAACTGCATTGAGCGGTGCGTTCGGAATTCTTCCACAGATATTCGCATCTATTGTAATGGCTGTGAATCCTGTAAATGTCATCATAGGGGCAGTCATTGCTACAGTTGTAGATTTATGGCAGAAGAGTAAGAGTTTCAGAGATGACATAGTAAGCATTCTAGGAAATATCGCCACTATTGTTCAGAAGGTGTTTATGAATATTGTTGCACCTGTTATCAGTACAGTAGCAGGCATCATTAAAGATTTTGTGAATATGGTGCTAAAACCACTGTGGAATGTATGGGAAACAGTTTTTAAGGATATCATGGGAATTGTTAGTGATTTATTAAAATTTGTAACACCGATTTTTAGTACAATTCTTGATATTTTAGGGCCAGTCTTCCAGTTATCACTAACACATCTTCAAGGCACATTTAGAATTGTGTTCGCAGCAATTGGAGGTATTATCCAGGGCGCAGGTGCAGTAATTCACACTGTTGTTGATGGTATCAGAGGATTCTTTAATGGATTAGGAACTTGGATGGAAGGAACTTTCGGTTTCAAATGGAAGAATGTGTTTGAAACGGTTAAGAATGTCGTCAAGGTGTTCAGAGACTACATGGGTCCTATCATCAATTCCGTACAGGTTATTTTCATGGGTCTAGCTAACTTCATCGGTGGCGTGTTCTCAGGCAATTGGAGGAGAGCATGGCTTGGTGTTAAGCAGATATTTGAGGGCATTGTTTCCGGATTAGGACACATCTTCAAGGCTCCATTGAATTTTATGATTGATGGAATTAACAAATTCTTAAGTGGTATCGGCAAGATAAAGATTCCTGATTGGGTTCCTGGTGTCGGTGGAAAAGGATTCTCAATTCCTAGGATTCCTAGACTCGCAAAAGGTGGTATCGTAAGTGCATCCACTATTGCCAATATTGGTGAAGCAGGAACAGAAGCAGTAATACCATTACAGAGAAACACACAGGGACTTGATATGATTGCTGAAAAGATTTCAGAAAGATTATCACTTTCTCAGAATGACGGCACAGGCGCTACCTACGTCATTAAATTGGTACTTGATGATGGCAGAGTAATCACTAAGATGGTGATTGACAATATTAAGGACTATGAAGCACGCACAGGCAAGCCTGTATTTGACTATTAGGAGGTGGAATAAATGGCAGATGAAGCGAAAATCAAGATAAACGGAACACTTATTCCGACTCCTTCAGATATCAGCGTAGAAATCAATGATTTAGATTCGGATAGTGTCAGACCTGTTTCAACAGGCATCTTAAGAAGAAATAGAATACGTTCTAACATGCTTAAGATTACATGTACATATAAGTTGAATACATTCACAGATGTAATGAATATTCTGAAGGTACTCACTCCGGCAGAGTTCACGGCAGAACTCTACATTCCTGATCATGGTATCAGAGGAACCAAGAAGATGTATGCTTCAAATAAGAAGTACAATTATAAGAGAGTGCAGTCTGGTCTAAAGGCAGATTCATTCTCTTTCTCTCTGATTGAGGTGTGATTATATGCTTATAAAATATGGAGAGACAAATGTAACGGACAGACTTCTTGATTATAAGATGTCTGTCTCTTTTGCTGACTGCCGTATGATAGGCAACGTGCCATCAATTGAACTGACAATGAAGTTCGATAATTATGACGGCATTCTTGACAATATCGACATCAGCAAGTACTGGGAAGTCAAGGAGAATGATGCATCTGATACAAGATACTTCAAGGTGTATGATCAGCCGGAGAAGTACACCAAGGAACTTACTCTCAAGATGTATGACAACAACTATTCTCTTGATACAGCATACGATACTAAACTGTCTTATCCTGTCACTATAAAAGACCAGCTAGACGAGATTGAAAGTCTGACTGGTCTTTCTATTATTCGTGAAGGAATACCGCAGTACGTTCTCGATAAGAGCGTATCATGGTACGATAACACGATTGTGATAAGAAACTATCTTGGGTGGATTGCTGAACTGTTTGCAGCAAATGTCTATGCAGAGGGGATTGATTCTATTAGGTTTGTTCCTATTGAAAAGACTGCCTTTGCAACTACACAGGATTTAACAGATTATGAAAAGAATGAAGTGTATACACTCACAAGAGTATATGCTGAAAATGGTCTCAATCCTCTTTCTAAAGGCGACGAGACAGGAAATACGCTGTTTATTGATTCAACTAATCTATATGCAGATGAACAGAGCATTATTGACAGCATCTACGACAGACTTAAGGGATTGACTTTCAATCAGGTGAAGAATGTCACGATGATATCAATTGACAACCTTCTTCCTGGGGCTCTTGTCAATTATAACAGTAATGAATTCACTTTCTTTGTATCGGATCTAACTGTCAATTACAAGGGTGGACAGTTCTCTATGTCTACGGTTGACGGCAGTGTGACAACAAAGAATGAAGAAAAGACAGTGAAACGTGTATCTAATACAACACGAATCAGAAAGCTGCAGGTCCAGCAGGACCAGGAATCATTGAAACTGGATATTATTGCTAAGGAACAGGAAGGCATCAATGACAAGATGGCTCAATTAAGCCTGTCTAACGAGAAGATATCACTAAGAGTTTCAGAAGTTGAAGAAAAGGCTGGAGAAGCAATCAAACAGGCACAGGGCTCTGTTAAGAAATTCGTATGCGAATATGCTAGTTCAACAGATGGAGCGATTCCGCCGGAAACAGGGTGGTCAGAGACTGCACCGACATGGCGTCCTGGATTCTATATATGGCAGAGAACAGCAACGACGATCAACAATACCGTCACATACAGTACACCAGTATGTATCACAGGTGCTAAAGGAGAGGATTCAATACTATTATGCATAGAATCGTCGAATGGCACGACATTCAAGAACAGTGATGTGGCAACTATATTCACAGTGAACATCTATGTGGGTGGAGTAGTGATTGATAACTCTTCAAAACTGAGAGAAACATTTGGAGATAATGCCTATCTGCAGTGGCTCATAAAAAGGCATGGTGAGACAGAATTCAGCAAGATCCCGTTAGATGATTCAAGGCTTAACGATAACGGGTTCATGTTTACTATTTCAGCAAAAGACATTAAATTCAAAGCAGTATTCAACTGCGAGTTAAACATTTAGGAGGAAAATTATGGCAATTAAAGCGGTCAATCAGATTGACGTTATCGACTTAACCGATGGTTATTCGGTTGTATTAACAAATGACAACTATACTTTTTTAGGTACTACCAGTGCAGTAAACGGCACACAGACAACTACTACACAGGTGATGGCATTATGTGGTAGTGAACAGGTTCCATGCACGGTAGGAACTATTACATGTCCTACAGGCATTTCGGCTGTATCTGACGGAAAAGCACCAATGCCAACAATCACAATTACTGCAACATCTGCATTAACTAAGAGTGGTACTATTACTATTCCTATCGTCGTTGACGGTGATATTACTATCAACAAGACATTCAGTTTCTCAATCGCGTTTAAGGGTGCAACCGGGCAGAATGGTACTAGTGTTACCGTAAGTTCAACTTCTGTGACATATCAGGTCGGAGCAAGTGGAACTACTAAGCCAACAGGAGAATGGAGTGCAACAGTACCTAACGTACCAAGTGGACAGTTCTTATGGACGAAGACAGTAGTAAAGTACTCTGACGGCAAATCAACAGAAGCGTATTCTGTCTCTTACAAGGGTACAAATGGTATAAACGGTTCAAATGGTACAAGCGTTACAGTTAGTTCAACTTCCGTCACTTACCAGGTTAGTACAAGTGGTACTACTACTCCGACAGGAACATGGAGCACTACAGTACCAAGCGTACCGAACGGTCAGTATCTATGGACCAAGACAGTCGTTGTGTATTCAGATGGTAAGTCTACCGAATCATATTCTGTATCTTACAAAGGTACAAACGGAACGGATGGAAAAGATGGCTTAGACGCTATTACAATGGCAATCACTTCGTCTGGTGGAACAATCTTCAAGAATACTGCTATTGCTACAACTTTAACCGCTCATGTCTACAAGGGTGGAGTTGAAGTGACTGGCTCCGCTTTATCTGCATTAGGAACTATCAAATGGTACAAAGATGGTGGAACTACTGCCGTAGCAACAGGGGCAACATATACAATCGGTGCCGGCGATATTACAAACAAGGCAACATTCAGCGCACAGTTAGAAGGATAATCATATGATTAAGGCATCGGCTAGCATGACCCTCGTGAGAGTCAATGATGGCGAGGACGGGCAGGGAATTCGCTCAATCACTCCGGAGTATTATCTGTCTGATTCTTCAACACAAATGCCCGATTCAGACAGTGACGGGTGGAAAAGCGTTCCCGATGACTACATTGACAAGCATTATTACTGGGTTAGGTCAAAAATATTATGGGATGATGGAACATATACAACGACCACCCCAGTGCTTGCAAATGACCTAAAGTCAATCATTGATGATTACGACAACAGAATCAACAACATGAACAGTCAGCTGCAGCAGGCAACCAAGGATGCTTCTTCATCTATTGAGCAGACTAAGGCATCCATCTTACAGACTGTATCAGAGAATTATTACAGTGCCTCTGACGGCGCAAACCTTGCTTCTACTGTATCTACTATTCAGCAGACAACAGAAAGCATTCAGATGGGATTTGTAAAGAAAGAAGACTTTAGTTCTCTTTCTGATACTGTATCAAACAATCAGACTCAGCTGAACACTTATATCAGATTCAATGCAGAAGGCATAGAGATAGGTAAACAGGAATCTGAATTCAAGACAAAGCAGACAAACAGCAAGTACTCTATTCTTCAGAACAACGATGAAGTAGCTTATTTTGCGAATAACAGAATGTATAACTCGAATATTGAAGTTTCTAGTTCCTTGAGGATTGGAAACTTCGGATTCATTGTTAATAGCGATGGATCATTGACTTTTAAGAAAGTAGGTGGTGACTGATGGCGACAAGCGCATCATGCAGTGCATCGTTTGGCGGTGGCAATGGTAATGTCACAATGACAATGACACGAACAAGTGTCAATGTTGACGGAAACTATGATTTGTGGACTGCTACACTGACAAAGTACTATAAGTGGAATATTAACTCAAGCGCTACTAAATACGGCTCTATGTGGGCTAATGGCGTACTGTTATGGTCGGGTGGTGTGACTATCGGAGGAAGTGGAACAAAGACACTTGCGACAGTTACAAACATCAAGATTCCTCATGACAGCAATGGGGGAAAACATTTTGATTTCTCATTCTCACAGGAATTGAAAGTAACTCTTTCGGGCAGTTATGTGGGCAGTGTGTCTGCTTCGGGCGGTATTGACTGCGATGTTATTCCGAGAGCGACTAAGCCTTACTGCTCTCCAGCATCCGTATATTTTGGCAACAGTGTGACAATCAAGACGCCTAGAGCATCATCTGATTTCGGACATGTAATATCGTACAGTTATTATGATACGAATGTACAGATTGCTGCTAATCAGTGGAATGATGAATTTAAGTGGACTGTACCGACTTCACTTATCAACAAGATGACTAATGCGTCATATTCATATATGACGTTCAAGGTAGACACATACAATCGTGCTGGCAAATACATAGGCACTAACTACTGCCGTTTAGATTTAGTACTTCCTTCGGGGTATGAACCGACTGTCACGGGTATCACTTATACAAACGAAGATACTGCTATTGCGAACAGATTCGGTGCATCAACTATTATACAGGGCGTTTCGAAAGTCAAGTGTAATGTATCTGCTACGGCGAAGAACGGTGCTACAATCGCTTATTACAATAACGAGATTGATGGACAGCTTATCCCTGGCCCTAACAGTTACTTTACTACTCAGCCCCTTAAATCCTCTGGGACAGTAGTTCTTAAATCGACAGTTACAGATTCGAGAGGACAGAAGGCTGCATCCTCTAAGAATATCAGTGTTACAGAATGGTGGTCACCATCTGTCAAGAATGTCACTGCACAGCGTTGGAATGTATCATCCAATAAAGCAGATGATGAAGGCACGGCAGTTAGAATCACTTATTCATTCTCAATTGCACCTGTTGCAAATAAAAATGATAAGACTGTCATGATTCAGTATAAAAATGGAGAAACGTGGACCACTCTTGCGACTTACACAGATTCATACAGTGGCGAGAACAAGGTATACATATCATCTGCTGGTAAGTTCAGTACAGATAATGCTTATTCTTTCAGAGTGCTTATTAAGGATTACTTCACAACAGACGGCGTTGCATCTTATGCTGCAATCGCACCATCATTCAAACTCTTGGATTTTTCTGCTGATGGTCGAGGAATCGGAGTTGGATGTAAGGCTGAAAGCGGTAAATTGAAGGTTGATATGCCTCTTGAAGCACAGTCCTATAACGGTTATGCCTTTGATTTTGACACTGAAAATCAGATTGATACATGGATTCCTGTATTGACTAATGAAAAGATACAGAATAAGGACAATAAAAAGATACAGCATAAAGATGTCGGTTGGTCAAACTGGATTTCTTGTGGAACAAATGGATGTGGTGTCAAACTGCAGTACAGGTATAACAGCGCATTTAAGTTATGCGAATTGAAATGGGACGGGCTCATAAATGCAACAATTGGTGGAAATACTATGGGTTATATGTGGGAGGACTTTCCAAATGATAAAGCACCTAACCATAATCTTTTTATCCCTGTTCCAAATGGTGCTTCTGATGCTGGATTAGTCATTAGATTCTATCCAAAGACTAATGATGTGACGGCAAACCATTTCACTCTGACATCAATTAGAAACAACATCAACAACCAATATATCTGCGGTACATTCGTGTACTGCTATGCTTAAGGAGAAGAAAACATGAAATTATATGACACATCATTAAAGTATATGGATACTATCAACGCGGTTGGAGGAACTATCGTGGCTGTATTGAGTGCAGTATTCGGCACTCATTGGCTACTGTTTGTAGGGTTTCTCACACTTAACATCATTGATTACATTACAGGAATCAGAAAATCAAGACTGACAGGAAAGGAAAACAGTGCAAAAGGAGTACGCGGAGTTTGGAAGAAATTAGGCTACTGGCTTATGGTATTAGTTGCTTTCTTAGCGTCTGCAATCTTCATCGAGATTGGGCAGACTATCAATATTGACTTGAGTATCACTACATATGTTGGATGGTTCACTTTGGCATCACTTATTATTAATGAGTTACGCAGCATCATTGAGAACTTCGTGGAAGCCGGAGACAATGTACCATCAGTTTTAACAAAAGGACTAGAAGTAGCAGAAAATGCTATTAACAAAGGAGAATAAAACATGGAATT